ATGAGGGTGCTTGAGAATGCCATCCGCAATCTGAACAGTCTTGATACCCGTATGGTGCCGCAGGCCAGCGCATGGGCAGTAAACCGGGTTGCTGCAAAAGTTGTCTCGGTTGCCACCCGGCAGGTCGCCAGGAATACCGTTGCGGGAGATAACCAGGTGAAGGGGGGCCCCCTGAAACTGGTGCGTCAGCGCGTCCGGGTATTTAAAGCCAGTCCGGCAGGAAAAATGTATGCCCGTATCCGTGTTAACCGGGGCAATCTGCCCGCCATTAAGCTTGGCACAACATGCCGGCGTGCCGGTGACGGACTGAAGGTGGGGAAATACTTTTTTCGTGGTGCGTTTATCCAGCAGCTGGCGAACGGTCGCTGGCATGTTCTCAGGCGTCTTCCTGAAGCGTGTTTTGAAACAGGAAAGGACAGTAAGGGGCGGCCCAGAAAAAATCGTCTGCCCGTGGAGGTTGTGAAAATTCCGCTGGCCGGACCGCTGACACAGGCATTTGAGGATGCCCGCGACCGCATCATTGCCGCGGAAATGCCGAAACAGCTGGGGTATGCCCTGAAACAGCAACTGAGGATACATTTGGGATGAACAGGCACACACAAATCCGCCAGGCAGTACTGGCAAGCCTGAAGGGCGAATGCGGGGGGAATGTCGTGCTTTTTGACGGGCTTCCGGCATTTATTGATGCGCAGGAACTGCCCGCCGTGGCGGTGTGGCTGAGTGATGCGCAGTACACCGGAAAAATGACGGATGAGGACGACTGGCAGGCTGTACGCTTACGTTCATATTGCGCCACCACTGCATGCTGATGTACCACAGCCCGTCACGAATGAGCCAGTCACGCTCTTCCTTCCCGGTGGAGTACGGATGTGCTGTCAGCCGTCACAACTTACCGATGTCTTCAGGGTAAGCGTCAATACGGTGCTCCGTTGACGCTTACCACCAAATCCACTGGCAAAGACGAAAGGTGCGGGAACGACGTTCTGGATGTACACCGGCAAGGGCGATGCGTTTGCGAACCCTTTGTCGGACACTGACTGGCTGCGTCTTGCGATGGTGAAGGATCTGCAACCTGGCGAAATGACCGCTGATGCAGAAGATGACACTTATCTCGATGATGAAGATGCAGACTGGAAAACGACAACCCAGGGGCAGAAATCCGTCGGTGATACTTTGGCGACGCTGGCCTGGCGTCCGGGTGACAGCGGGCAGAAAAAACTGGTTCAGTTGTTCGATTCCGGTGAAGTCTGCGCGTTTCGTATCAAATACCCCAACGGTACGGTTGATGTTTTCCGTGGCTGGATGAGTTCACTGGGTAAAACCATTACCTCAAAAGAGGTGATGACCCGTACTGTAAAAATCAGCGGTGTGGGGCGTCCGTATCTGGCAGAGGAGGGCGCTGAAACCGTGGGTGTTACCGGACTGACGGTGGCACCGGCATCTGTCAGTGTCAAAGCGGGAGCAACCACCACACTGACCTTTACAGTAAAACCTGATGGGGCCAGTGACAAAGCGATCAGTGTGCATTCGTCAGATCCTCAGACTGCTTCGGTGACCCTGAGCGGGCTTGTGGCCACGGTGAAAGGCGTGAAGCAGGGCAGTGTCAGCATCGTGGGCATGACCTCTGACGGAGAGTTTGTGGCAGTGGCTGCGGTGACCGTCAGCGCACCATAACAGGACGATACTCATCATTGCCCCGGTTATCCGGGGCTTTTTGCATCCGGAGAACATGATGTTTCTGAAACAGGATACGTTTAATTATGAAAAACAGTCCGTGGTGCTCAGTGAGCTGTACGGGCTGCAGAGAATTGAATATCTGACGTTTGTTCAGCAGCGAACGGCAAAGTTTGATGCACAGGAGGGAGAACTGCCGGAGGCTGAACGACAGATTGCTTTTCTGCGTATGGGAATGGATATCAATGCCTGGCTGCTTTCCCGCTCACTGTGGAATGCTGAGCAGTCTCAGGATGTTGAGACGCTTTGCGCATCCATTATGACAACATGGTCGTATGATGCGCTGGGCGCGGGGGCGGAGAGGGTTCTGTCGCTGAGCGGTATGGGGACCATTGAGAATGCCGGGGATGATGATCATGAGGCGCTGACGCCGGAAAAGTCCTGACGCGGGAAATGCAGTTTGTCATGCGGCTTGCCCGGGAGTTCCGGCGGGCAGACTGGCGGCGGATGCTGTCGGAAATGTCGGCCACTGAGCTTGGTGAGGGGGCGATTATTTCCGGATGCAGAGCTTCAGTGATGTGTGGATGGATGCGCAGTTTGCCTCGCTGAAGGCATTGATCGTGAGAATGGTGTCCGGCAGCAGTGATGCTGCGGTGGCTGATTTCAGCCTTTTACCGGAAGAGAACGGGATACCGGAGCGAACGGACGAAGAACTGATGCATCTTGGGGAAGGTATTTCCGGAGGTGTGCGTTATGGACCAGATAGCCAACCTGGTCATTGATTTGGGGATTGATGCGGCAGAGTTTAAAAATGAAATTCCCCGTATCAAAAACCTTCTGAATGGTGCAGCCGGTGATGCAGAACGGTCTTCTGCCCGTATGCAGCGTTTTATGGAGCGTCAGACTCAGGCGGCCCGGCAGACAATGCATGCGGCTTCTTCGGCTGCAACAGCAGCATCAGCCCATGCGCAGACGGTGGAGAAGAATGCACGGGCTCATGAACGCATGGCCCGTGAGGTGGAACAAACCCGTCTGCGCGTGGATGCCCTGAATCAGAAAATGCGCGAGGAACAGGCGCAGGCCAGGGCACTGGCGGAGGCGCAGGATAAAGCGGCTGCCGCCTTTTATCGCCAGATTGACAGTGTGAAACAGGCCGGTGCGGGGCTTCAGGAATTACAGCGTATTCAGCAGCAGATCCGACAGGCCAGAAACAGTGGCGGGGTTGGTCAGCAGGATTATCTGGCGCTGATTTCGGAGATCACGGCGAAAACCCGTGCCCTGACGCAGGCAGAGGAACAGGCCACCCGGCAGAAAGCGGCGTTTATCCGCCAGCTTAAAGAGCAGGCAACCCGCCAGAATCTGTCGTCTTCTGAGTTGCTTCGCGCCAGGGCGGCTCAGCTGGGGGTAAGCAGTGCTGGAGAAGTGTATATCCGCAAAATGGAGCGGGCAGGAAAAGCCACACATTCGCTGGGGCTGAAAAGTGCGGCAGCCCGGCGGGAGCTGGGGGTGTTAATCAGTCAGATGGCGCGCGGCAATTTTGGTGCGCTGAGGGGATCCGGGATAACGCTGGCTAACCGTGCCGTATGGACAGGCGCACTGATGTCGCCGAAAGGCATGATGACTGGCGGCGTTATTGGCGGACTTGTCGCGGCGGTCCTGGGTCTGGGTAAAGCCTGGCATGACGGCCGGAAGGAGGGCGAGGAATTTAACCGTCAGCTGGCGCTGACGGGACATTATGCCGGTGTCACTGTCGGGCAGTTGTGGAAACTCAGCCGGGCCATATCCGGGAATGGTATCACGCAACATGCGGCAGCCGGTGCGCTGGCACAGGTGGTGGGCAGTGGGGCATTTCATGGAAACGATATTGGTATGGTGGCGAAAGCTGCCGCACAGATGGAGCGATCGGTTGGCCAGTCGGTCAGCGATACCATAAATCAGTTTAAGCGGCTGAAGGATGATCCTGTAAATGCCGCGAAGGCGCTGGACAATGCGCTGCATTTTTTGACTGCCACTCAGCTTGAGCAGATACGCGTCCTTGGGGAGCAGGGGCGGTCCAGTGATGCGGCCCGGATCGCCATGTCTGCGCTGGCAGAGGAAACCGGTAAACGCACATCTGATATTGATAATAATCTCAATGCGCTGGGTAGTACGCTGCAAACCTTGTCTGACTGGTGGAAGCAGTTCTGGGATGCGGCCATGAATATTGGTCGTGAAGACTCGCTGGATGCGCAGATTGATGCGTTACAGGAAAAAATTCAGCGCGCGAAAAAATATCCGTGGACAAACGCCTCCACACAGGTGGAGTACGATCAGCAGCGTCTTAACGATCTTCAGGAGAAAAAACGCCGGAAGGATTTGCAGGATGCAAAAGCGCAGGCAGAACGGAATTACCAGGAGCAACAGAAACGCCGGAATGCTGAAAATGCCGTGCTGAACCGGATGAATGAAACGGAAGCTGCACGACATCAGCGGGAAATTGCGCGTATTAATGCCATGCAGTACGCCGACCAGGCTGTCAGGGATGCGGCGATACAGCGTGAAAATGAACGTTACGAAAAAGCCATTAAGAAAAATACACGGGCAACCCGTAATGATGAGGCCACCCGGTTATTGCTGCAGTACAGTCAGCAGCAGGCACAGGTGGAAGGGCAGATTGCTGCTGCCAGACAGTCAGCAGGCATTGCCACTGAAAGGATGACTGAAGCGCATAAACAGCTTCTGGCCCTGCAGCAGCGCATCAGCGACCTGGACGGGAAAAAGCTGACGGCAGATGAAAAGAGTGTGCTGGCCCGTAAGAATGAGCTGATTCAGGCGCTGACGCTGCTGGATGTGAAACAGCAGGAGCTGCAGAAACAGACAGCGCTTAACGACCTGAGAAAAAAAACGGTTCAGCTGACCAGCCAGCTGGCAGACAAAGAACGTGCACTGCGTGAGCAGCACAATCTGGATATTGCCACTGCAGGTATGGGGGATAAGCAGCGGCAGCGCTACCAGGCACAGTTGCGCATCCGGCAGGAATACCGGCAACAGTTGCAACAGCTTGAGAATGACAGTCGCCAGAAAGGCACTTACGGGACGGAGGACTACCGGAGGGCTGAGGAGGTGCTGAAGGGGAGCCTGAAGCGACAACTGAATGAAAACAAACGCTACTGGCAGGAACTGGAAGTGGCGCAGGGCGACTGGAAAAACGGTGCCATGCGGGCGTTTCAGAATTTTACGGCGGATGCGGATAATGCGGCGGGAACGGCAGAACAGATGTTTACAGTGGCATTCAGCAGTGCCGGTAATGCACTGGCGACATTCTGTACCACCGGTAAGCTGAATTTTAAATCCTTCACCTCTTCCCTGTTGTCAGATATGGCCAGAATTATGGCACAGATGGCCATGATGCAGGCGGTAAAGGGCGTCGGTTCTTTATTCGGCTTCACGACTAATGCTGATGGCGGTGTTTACCAGTCTGCTGATTTGAGTCGCTACAGTGGCACGGTGGTTAACCGTCCGACGTTTTTTGCTTTTGCAAAAGGAGCGGGTGTGATGGGGGAAGCGGGACCTGAAGCCATTCTGCCACTGCGTCGCGGTGCTGATGGTAAGCTGGGGGTTGTGGCGGATACTGGTGGTTCAGGCATGGTGATGTTTGCCCCGCAGTACAACATCGGGATCAATAACGACGGCACGAACGGGCAGATAGGTCCGGCAGCACTGAAGGTGGTTTATGACCTCGGGAAAAAAGCGGCCGCGGACTTTATGCAACAGCAGGCCCGTGATGGTGGCCGGTTAAGTGGAGCATACCGGTAATGGAGACGTTTCGCTGGAAGGTGCGCCCGGATATGAATGTGGTATCAGAGCCAAAAGTGGTGGCAGTGAAGCTGGGTGATGGTTATGAACAGCGTCGCCCGGCGGGACTGAATAATCTGCTGTCGACTTACAGCGTGACGATACGTGTTCGTAAAGGTGAACACCCACCTTTAAAAGCCTTTCTGGAACGGCACGGTGGCGTCCGCGCATTTCAGTGGACGCCACCTTATGACTGGAAACCGATCAGGGTGGTTTGTCGTAAATGGTCGGCAAGCGTGGGGGCGTTATGGGTGACTGTAACGGCCGATTTTGAACAGGTGGTGAACTGATGCAGGATATCCGGCAGGAAACACTGAATGAATGCACCCGTGCGGAGCAGTCGGCCAGCGTGGTGCTCTGGGAAATCGACCTGACAGAGGTCGGTGGAGAACGTTATTTTTTCTGTAATGAGCAGAACGAAAAAGGTGAGCCGGTCACCTGGCAGGGGCGACAGTATCAGCCGTATCCCATTCAGGGGAGTGGTTTTGAACTGAATGGCAAAGGCACCAGTACGCGCCCCACGCTGACGGTTTCTAACCTGTACGGTATGGTCGCCGGGATGGCGGAAGATCTGCAGAGTCTGGTCGGCGGAACGGTGGTCCGGCGTAAGGTTTACGCCCGTTTTCTGGATGCGGTGAACTTCGTCAACGGAAACAGTGACGCCGATCCGGAGCAGGAGGTGATCAGCCGCTGGCGCATCGAGCAGTGCAGCGAACTGAGCGCGGTCAGTGCCTCTTTTGTGCTGGCCACACCAACGGAGACGGATGGCGTGGTTTTCCCGGGGCATATCATGCTGGCGAATACCTGTATGTGGACCTACCGTTCTGATGAGTGTGGTTACACGGGCAGGGCAGTGGCTGACGAGTTCGACAAACCAACGACGGATATCCGGAAGGACAAATGCAGCAAGTGTATGCGCGGGTGTGAGTTGCGCAACAATACCGGTAATTTCGGCGGTTTCCTTTCCATCAATAAACTTTCTCAGTAAATCCATGACACAGACAGAATCAGCGATTCTGGCGCACGCCCGGCGATGTGCGCCAGCGGAGTCGTGTGGCTTCGTGGTGAGAACGCCGGAGGGAGACAGGTATCTTCCCAGCGAGAATATCTCCGGTGAGCCGGAGGAACGGTTCCGGATGGCTCCGGAGGACTGGCTGCGGGCACAAATGCAGGGTGAGATTGTGGCACTGGTCCACAGTCATCCCGGTGGTCTGCCCTGGCTGAGTGAGGCTGACCGGCGGCTGCAGGTGCAGAGTGATTTGCCGTGGTGGCTGGTCTGCCGGGGGGCGATTCACAAGTTCCGCTGTGTGCCGCATCTCACCGGGCGGCGCTTTGAGCACGGGGTGACGGACTGTTACACGCTGTTCCGGGATGCTTATCATCTGGCGGGGATTGAGATGCCGGATTTTCATCGCGGGGATGACTGGTGGCGTCACGGTCAGAATCTCTATCTGGATAATCTGGAGGCCACAGGGCTGTATCAGGTGCCGTTGTCATCAGCACAACCGGGCGATGTGCTGCTGTGCTGTTTTGGTTCATCGGTGCCGAATCATGCCGCCATTTACTGCGGCGACGGTGAGCTGCTGCACCATATTCCTGAACAACTGAGTAAACGAGAGAGGTATACCGACAAATGGCAGCGACGCACACACTCCCTCTGGCGTCACCGGGAATGGCACGCATCTGCCTTTACGGGGATTTGCAACGATTTGGCCGCCGCATCGACCTTCGTGTGAAAACGGGGGCTGAAGCCATCCGCGCACTGGCCACACAGCTCCCGGCGTTTCGTCAGAAACTGAGTGACGGCTGGTATCAGGTGCGCATTGCCGGGCGTGATGCAGGTGAAACCGAATTGTCTGCCCGTCTTAATGAGCCGCTGGCAAATGGTGCAGTGATCCACATAGTACCGCGTCTGGTGGGAGCTAAAAGTGGCGGTGTGTTTCAGGCGGTGCTGGGGGCAGCTGTTATGGCGGTTGCTATATGGATGCCGGGGGTAGGAATTATGGCGAGTAATCTGCTGTTTTCTCTCGGTGCCAGTATGACGCTTGGCGGTGTTGCACAGATGCTGGCACCGAAAGCCAGAACTCCCCGTACACAGACAACGGATAACGGCAAACAGAACACCTGTTTCTCCTCACTGGATAACATGGTTGCCTAGGGCAATGTTCTGCCTGTTCTGTACGGTGAAATGCGCGTGGGGTCGCGGGTGGTATCTCAGGAGATCAGCACGGCAGACGAAGGGGATGGTGGTCAGGTTGTGGTGATTGGTCGCTGATGCAAAATGTTTCATGTGAAACCGCCTGCGGGCGGTTTTGTCGTTTATGGAGCGTGAGGAATGGGTAAAGGCAGCAGTAAGGGGCATACCCCGCGCGAAGCGAAGGACAACCTGAAATCCACGCAGTTGCTGAGTGTGATTGATGCCATCAGCGAAGGGCCGGTTGACGGTCCGGTGGATGGATTAAAAAGCGTGCTGCTGAACGGTACGCCGGTCCTGGACAGCGAGGGGAAGACAAACTTTTCCGGTGTTACGGTGGTGTTCCGCGCCGGCGAGCAGGAGCAGACACCGCCGGAGGGGTTTGAATCTTCCGGCTCAGAGACTGTGCTGGGTACGGAAGTGAAATACGACACGCCGATCACCCGGACCATCACGTCGGCAAACATTGATCGTCTGCGCCTGACCTTCGGTGTGCAGGCACTGGTGGAAAACACCTCAAAGGGGGACCGGAATCCGTCGGAAGTCCGCCTGCTGGTTCAGATACAGCGTAACGGTGGCTGGGTGACGGAAAAAGACATCACCATTAAGGGCAAAACCACTTCGCAGTATCTGGCCTCGGTGGTGATGGGTAACCTGCCGCCGCGCCCGTTTAATATCCGGATGCGCAGGATGACACCGGACAGCACCACAGACCAGCTGCAGAACAAAACGCTCTGGTCGTCGTACACCGAAATCATCGATGTGAAACAGTGCTACCCGAACACGGCGCTGGTCGGCGTGCAGGTGGATTCAGAGCAGTTCGGTAACCAGCAGGTGAGTCGCAATTATCATCTTCGCGGGCGCATTCTGCAGGTGCCGTCGAACTATAACCCGCAGACGCGGCAATACAGCGGTATCTGGGACGGAACGCTTAAGCCAGCATACAGCAACAACATGGCCTGGTGTCTGTGGGACATGCTCACTCATCCGCGCTACGGCATGGGGAAACGTCTTGGTGCGGCAGATGTGGACAAATGGGCGCTGTATGTCATCGGCCAGTACTGCGACCAGTCAGTGCCGGACGGATTTGGCGGCACGGAGCCGCGCATCACCTGTAACGCTTACCTGACCACACAGCGTAAGGCGTGGGATGTTCTCAGTGATTTCTGCTCGGCGATGCGCTGTATGCCGGTATGGAACGGGCAGACGCTGACGTTCGTGCAGGACCGACCGTCGGATAAAGTGTGGACCTATAACCGCAGTAATGTGGTGATGCCGGATGATGGCGCGCCGTTCCGCTACAGCTTCAGCGCCCTGAAGGACCGCCATAATGTCGTTGAGGTGAACTGGATTGATCCGGACAACGGTCATGAGACGGCGACAGAGCTTGTGGAGGACACGCAGGCCATTCTCCGTTACGGTCGTAACGCCACGAAGATGGATGCCTTTGGCTGTACCAGCCGGGGACAGGCGCACCGCGCCGGGCTGTGGCTGATTAAAACGGAACTGCTGGAAACGCAGACCGTGGACTTCAGCGTCGGCGCAGAAGGGCTTCGCCATGTACCGGGTGATGTCATTGAAATCTGCGATGATGATTATGCCGGTATCAGCACCGGTGGTCGCGTACTGGCGGTGAACAGCCAGACCCGGACGCTGACGCTCGACCGTGAAATCACGCTGCCGTCCTCCGGTACCACGCTGATAAGCCTGGTTGACGGAAATGGCAATCCGGTCAGCGTGGAGGTTCAGTCCGTCACCGACGGCGTGAAGGTGAAAGTGAGCCGGGTTCCTGACGGCGTTGCAGAATACAGCGTGTGGGGGCTGAAGCTGCCGACGCTGCGCCAGCGCCTGTTCCGCTGCGTGAGTATCCGTGAGAACGACGACGGCACGTATGCCATCACCGCCGTGCAGCATGTGCCGGAAAAAGAGGCCATCGTGGATAACGGGGCACACTTTGACGGTGACCGGCGCGGCACGGTGAATGGTGTCACGCCGCCAGCGGTGCAGCATCTGACCGCCGAAGTCACCGCAGACAGCGGGGAATATCAGGTGCTGGCGCGATGGGACACGCCGAAGGTGGTGAAGGGTGTGAGCTTCCTGCTTCGCCTGACCGTGGCAGCGGACGACGGCAGTGAGCGGCTGGTCAGCACAGCCAGGACGACGGAAACCACATACCGCTTCAGGCAGCTGGCGCTGGGGAATTACAGTCTGACAGTCCGGGCGGTAAATGCCCGGGGGCAGCAGGGCGATCCGGCGTCGGTATCGTTCCGGATTGCGGCACCGGCAGCGCCTGTCACTATTGAACTGATACCGGGGTATTTTCAGATAACGGCGGTCCCGAAACTGGCTATATATGACCCGACGGTGCAGTTTGAGTTCTGGTTTTCGGAAAAGCGGATTGCGGATATCAGGCAGGTTGAAACCAGCGCCCGCTATCTTGGCACGGCGCTGTACTGGATAGCCGCCAGTATCAATATCAGGCGGGCCATGATTATTATTTTTACGTTCGCAGTGTGAACACCGTTGGCAAATCGGCATTTGTGGAGGCCGTCGGTCGGGCGAGCGATGATGCGGAAGGTTATCTGAGTTTTTATAAAGGGTTGATCAATAAAACGCATCTCGGCAAGGAGTTGTGGACGCAGATTGATAACGGTCAGCTTGCGCCGGACCTGACTGAAATCAGGACGTCCATTACGAATGTCAGCAATGAAATCACGCAAACCGTCAATAAAAAACTGGAAAATCAGAGTGCTGCAATCCAGCAGATACAGAAAGTTCAGGTTGATACAAATAATAATCTGAACAGCATGTGGGCTGTGAAGCTGCAACAGATGAAGGACGGACGCCTTTATATTGCGGGTATCGGTGCCGGTATTGAGAATACGCCAGCAGGAATGCAGCGTCAGGTGCTGCTGGCGGCAGACAGGATTGCGATGATTAATCCTGCGAATGGCAACACAAAGCCGATGTTTGTTGGTCAGGGCGATCAGATATTCATGAACGACGTGTTCCTGAAACGCCTGACGGCTCCGACCATTACCAGCGGCGGTAATCCTCCGGCATTTTCCCTGACACCTGGCGGACGGCTGACGGCGAAAAATGCCGATATCAGCGGTAACGTGAACGCGAACTCCGGGACGCTCAACAACGTCACGATTAATAAGAACTGTCGGGTTCTGGGAAAATTGTCCGCGAACCAGATTGAAGGCGATCTCGTTAAAACAGTGGGCAAACCTTTCCCACGGGACTCCCGGGCACCGGAGAGGTGGCCATCAGGGACCATTACCGTCAGGGTTTATGACGATCAGCCGTTTGATCGGCAAATTGTTATTCCCGCGGTGGCGTTTCGCGGTGCTAAACATGAGCGGAAGAATAACAATATTTATTCGTCATGCCGCCTGATAGTGAAGAAAAACGGTGCTGAAATTTATAACCGAACGACCCTGGATAATACGCTGATATATACGGGTGTTATTGATATGCCTGCCGGTCACGGTCACATGACGCTGGAGTTTTCTGTATCGGCATGGCTGGTAAATGGCTGGTATCCCACAGCAAGTATCAGCGATTTGCTGGTTGTTGTGATGAAGAAAGCCACTGCAGGCATCACGATTAGCTGAATTTTATAACCCAGATACGGGCACCAGAAATGGTGCCTTTTTTATTGCAGAAAAGCGAGAGGTAATTATGCGTAAAGTTTGTGCAGCCATTTTGTCCGCAGCCATCTGTCTGGCTGTATCCGGTGCGCCTGCATGGGCGTCTGAACATCAGTCCACGCTGAGCGCCGGGTATCTTCAGCCCCATACTGATATGCCAGGCAGCGATGACCTGAAGGGCATTAACGTGAAATACCGTTATGAGTTTACGGACACGCTGGGGCTGGTGACGTCATTCAGCTATGCCAACGCTGAAGATGAGCAAAAAACGCATTACAGCGATACCCGCTGGCATGAGGATTCCGTGCGTAACCGCTGGTTCAGCGTGATGGCGGGGCCGTCTGTGCGCGTGAATGAATGGTTCAGCGCGTATGCGATGGCGGGCGTGGCTTACAGCCGTGTGTCGACCTTCTCCGGGGATTATCTCCGCGTAACTGACAACAAGGGGAAAACGCACGACGTGCTGACCGGAAGTGATGACGGTCGCCACAGCAATACCTCTCTGGCGTGGGGGGCTGGCGTGCAGTTTAACCCGACCGAATCCGTGGCCATTGACCTTGCTTATGAAGGTTCCGGCAGTGGCGACTGGCGCACTGACGGTTTCATCGTGGGTGTCGGTTATAAGTTCTGATTAGCCAGGTAACACAGTGTTATGACAGCCCGCTGGTTCAGGCGGGCTTTTTGTGGGGTGAATATGGCAGTAAAGATTTCAGGTGTACTGAAAGATGGGGCGGGTAAACCTGTCGTAAATTGTGCGATTGAACTGCGGGCCAGAAGAACCAGTCCGACCGTTGTGGCACACGTTGTTGCCACTTGCGTGACGGACAATAACGGTGCTTATGTGATTGAGGCTGAGCCGGGGTATTACGAGGTTGCGCTTCACTGTAACGGCTGGCAGCCAACCCGTGTCGGGGATATTGATGTGGCACCGACTGATGCACCGGGGACACTGAACGCGTTTCTGAATGCACCAAAGGATGGTGATTTACGTCCGGAGGTGATGAAGCGCTTTGAGGAAATGGTGGCGCAGGCGCAGCAGAGCGGGGCTGCAGCCGGAAACGCACAGCAGACGGCGCAGGATGTGGCGGCAGCCGCAACGGCCCGTGATGATGCACAACGTTTTGCGGAGAAAGCCCGACAGGATGCAACCGTCACAGCTGAGGACAGAAAGGCCACTGCGGAAGATGTGACAAGCACAGGAGCAAATGCAGCAGCAGGCGAAAAGGCACAACAGAAGTCCCGGGATAATCTGGGGCTGAAAAGTGCGGCCACGATGGAAGCACAGAGCGACATTTACGATCGGACAAAAGGCCGTCTGGCGATACCCGGCGCATTCGGCTTTGGGTGTGCTTTTCTGCCTGAAGATGTTATCCGTTTTGAAACTAAGAGTGATTTCCTGGCCTGGGTAAGGAATGCGCTGCCAGGTGAGTATTCCGTTGCTGGCCGCCTGGGCATCATACCCGACACACGGTTTGAAGGGATGCTCAGCATCCGGTGGACTGATGCACGCCCTGAGACAACAGAACCGCGGTACAGAGCCAAATCCCTTACTTTTTACGGCATTAACGGCCCCATTTATCACACCCGCTACTGCTACTGGCCCATATCCAGACTGACTGGCTGGGTGAAAATAAATATAACCACAGAAGATATTATTTACAGAATCGTGGCGAGCTCTGTCCGCAACAGATGGGGAGACCCTGACATTGGCGGGCTGATTATTGCTGCGTACCAGGGAGAAGCTGACGGTGATAAAGTCATCAGACTTGTCAGGGGGCAGTCATACAGAGGCTCACGACTGGGACCGGTGGGGATTTCAGTGCCCAGTACTCCCACCGGAACGTATATAGCATCCCCACAATTTTTCATTACGGGATGTTCAGAGCATTCATTACCGGGGTCATATTGCGCCCTGTCCGGGGTGCCGGATGCACATGTCTCTGGCGCAATGCCCGGGCTTTTTATTCGCACATCGTGAGGAATGCACCGTGGAAACTAAAAAAATCATTAATCCCCGTTATACCGAAAGTGGCGCAGTAGACTGTGACGTTTTTTTTGACGACAGGGACCAGGCAGTCCCCTACACAGCCACCGCTGATGATGTCGCTCCGACGGGTCAGCAAATCTGGCAGGAACTGCAAAGCGGCAAATGGGGTGAGATAGCCCCATTCACTGTGACACCAGAAATGCTGGAAGCGGCCAGAGAGGCCAGACGTCAGGAAATTGAAGCATGGCGCACAGAACAGGAGGCGAAGCCGTTCACGTTTGAATGGAACGGTCGCACGTGGAACGCTGACGCCTCGTCAGTGGCCCGCCTGTCCCCGGTGGTCATGCTGGCAAAATCTGTCGCGGCACAAACACATATGGTGTGGAGTGATGCGGATAATCAGCAGGTGAAACTGTCGATGCCGGAACTGGAAGAACTGGCGGCAGCAATGGTGCAGGCGCAGGTCGATCGCAACGATGAGATTTATCGCCGTCAGCGTGAAATGAAAGAGGAGCTGAGCGGTCTGGATGATTTGGCTTCAATTCGGGCGTTTGACGTTGAGTAATGAATAAGCCGCAACTGGCGGAATCACAGAAGACCGCTTTGCTTACCGAAGCGGAGTCTGTCATCCGGCCGCGGGGGCGTGCTGTCAGGCTGAACAGGGAAACGGATGAATCCGGGGAGGCCCGGGGGCGGGCCTCTGTTTTTCCGGAGTCAGTCCGGTCTGTGGTTTATGCGATGTGATTATGAATGGTGCAGTTGTGAGCCGTTTTCAGGCAATCGCAGGGCCAGTACCTCGTCAGTCAGCTGACGGTAAATCTGCTGTTCAGTCTCACGCATCACCTGTGCACCGGCTTCCCTCTCCGCATCCGCATCACCGCTCAGACCTGATGCTTTCAGCCGGTCAGCCACCCTCTGAGGGTACTCATTCTCCAGCATCTCATATTTCTGCTCTTCTGCCAGTGCCCAGCGGTCAGCTTCCGTACGCTTCAGTACAGCATGCCATGGTCCCCAGAGGGAGAACCAGTCCGTAAATTCATTCTCTTCACGGCTTCTGACCATGGCTTCGGCAGTGCGGAGGTCATTTGCTGTCACTCCCGACACGCCATAGAAACGCATTTCCTTCACGGCAGTAGAGAGCTGAAGTTTCTCTGCGAGCATGGTCTGGAAGGCCAGGTAGACTTCTATCTCATCCACAAAATGGAGAGTTCTGACTTTATCCCGGGCAATGTCCTCCAGAATTTCGAGGCGGAACATTTCCCTGCCCAGGGAGAGCAGAGCGCCGGTATCATTATCGAAAAGGCCTTCTGATGCCTGATGGACCAGGAGGGTTTTCCGGAGATTGTTCCATGTGAGCGCGACACGGTCCTCACAGCTCTCAGTGGCATCAGCAGCAACAGCGAAAGACTGCTGTCGAAGCTCCGCAGAGGCACTGAGTTTTTCCAGCCATGCAGCGACCTGTTCACGGAATCCGGAGGTATTGCGTGCAGAGACGGTATCGGAAAGGCGGTCAAGGAACGCGGAAAAGGTGTTGGCATGCTCTTCATGTTCAAAAGCATGCCATATCTGTGATACATCAGATTGTTTGTTTTCCGGGAACCATGCTGTCACGGCATCAGCCAGGGGGCGATGGAGTGTATTCTGTTGTCCGTCACTCATGGAGAAGTAAATCTGCGGGCCGTGGTAGTCCGGCGAAGAGGTTAATCTTTGCAGGGATTGCAGAGCATGGGATGACAATGGGTTATCACTAATATCTATTGAACATTCATTCCTCAGATTAAGAATGCTTTCCGGGATATGACTTATCTGATTTATGTCAAAATAACCGTTCCTTAAATTTTCCGGCAGGTATGGAATATCGGTTAACATATTGTCGATTGCCCATATGGAGTGAATGTTGTGAGGTAGAGGGGGGAGTTCACTAAGAAGATTCCCTATTGCGCTAATCTCTTGTAAAGAAAATGGTAAAGGTGGTAAAACTGCCAGCCCATTACATGATACATCTAATGTTTCCAGTAGTTCTGGTAAAACAGGAAGAGAACATAATTGATTATTTGAGACATGAAGCTCCTTCAAAGATATGGGGAGTGTGGGTAGTGTGATTAGTTGATTGTGGGACGCATTCAATAATTTAAGTCCTTGAGGCAAAGCAGGCAGTTCAATAAGTCTGTTATAGCTGACATTAAGCTGTGTAAGGGACGCAGGCAATGGGGAGATTAAGCTTAAATTATTTTTACTTATATTAATTGATTTAATTCCCGGGGGATTTCAGGTAACGTTGTCAGGCCTAATTCAGACAAGTCTAGGTTCGTCTCTTGGTTTTGTAGACATGATACTAGTCGCTGAAAAGCGATGTCTCGTTGTTCTTCTTGTATGCGGTTATTTTTCCATTCAGTCCAATGGGTTAGATAATTTTCATATGCGCGGCTAGTGTCGATTGAATAAGTGGAGAACGAATTTGAAATTAATCTGTGATTGTTATTTGTCGGGAGCATAAATATCAGGGCGTATTCTTTATGTTGAGAGGTGTTGGATTCTTTTTTATCTGCTTTGCAATGTTATTGGTTCCCTTCAGCAGTAGACAGGAACTTCTGGAGGAGGCGGATATATAGTTTGTGTAAGCATATTAACTCCATATGTTATATATTGAAGAACTTCTGCTTTACACTATCCTAAACTGGATCGGTTTAATGTAAAAAAACGATACTTTTTGGGGGAGGGGGCAATTTTTCCTTAAGGTATGAAAAAAGGAGCTGAAGCTATATAATAGCTATTAATGCCACTGGTATCAGTGAATCATGTATATAAAAAAGGTAATGCTGCCAACTTACTGATTTAGTGTATGATGGTGATTTTAAGGTGCTTGCGTGGCTTCCATTTCCATCAGATGTCCTTCCTGCTCCGCTACTGAAGGCGTGGTGCGTAACGGCAAAAGCACTGCCGGACATCAGCGCTATCTCTGCTCTCATTGCCGTAAAACATGGCAACTACAGTTCACTTACACCGCCTCTCAGCCCGGTACGCACCAGAAAATCATTGATATGGCCATGAATGGCGTCGGATGTCGCGCCAGTGCACGCATTATGGGCGTTGGCCTCAACACGGTTTTACGTCACTTAAAAAACTCAGGCCGCAGTCGGTAACCTCGCGCATACAACCGGGCAGTGATGTGATTGTCTGCGCTGAAATGGACGAACAGTGGGGCTACGTCGGTGCTAAATCACGTCAGCGCTGGCTGTTTTACGCGTATGACAGGATACGGAGGACGGTTGTGGCGCACGTCTTCGGTGAACGCACTCTGGCCACACTGGAGCGTCTTCTGAGCCTGCTGTCGGCCTTTGAGGTCGTGGTATGGATGACGGATGGCTGGCCGCAGTATGAATCACGCCTGAAGGGAAAGCTGCACGTTATCAGCAAGCGTTACACTCAGCGCATTGAGCGACATAATCTGAATCTGAGACAACATCTGGCAAGGCTGGGACGGAAGTCACTGTCGTTCTCAAAATCGGTGGAGCTGCATGACAAGGTCATCGGGCATTATCTGAACATAAAACACTATCAGTGAGTTGGAGTCATTACCCGATCGCCATTATGATCATGGCATATTCAGTGATTGGTTTAATCTCTGCGCTGAAAATGCCAGAGGTGAAAGACCGTGATTTAAGTGCGCTGGAAGACGCTGCGGAAGATCAACCGCGTGTTGTAAGAGCTGCGCAACCTTCCAGAAGTCTGTAAACCCTCAATCCCTTCTCTTACCGGAGAGGGGATTTTTATTCATATAACAAAACATATAGCTTGCCATATTTAAATTTAAGGAATTGTTATGGGAAATAATTTGTTATCAGCAAAAGCGACACTCCCTGTTTATGATCGTAATAACCTAGCCCCAAGAATTGTTCATTTAGGCTTTGGTGCATTTCACCGTGCGCATCAGGGCGTGTATGCCGATATTCTTGCTACAGAACATTTCAGTGACTGGGGATATTATGAGGTCAACTTAATCGGCGGCGAACAGCAAATTGCCGATTTACAACAGCAAGATAATCTTTATACCGTTGCGGAAATGTCGGCCGATGCGTGGACGGCTCGCGTCGTTGGCGTCGTTAAAAAAGCCTTGCACGTACAGATGGATGGCTTAGAAACCGTGTTGGCTGCGATGTGTGAACCGCAAATCGCGATTGTCTCTCTGACAATCACCGAAAAAGGGTATTTCCACTCTCCGGCGACCGGACAGTTAATGTTCGATCACCCGATGGTCGCTGCCGACGTGCAAAATCCCCACCAGCCGAAAACAGCAACAGGGGTGATTGTTGAGGCGCTGGCCCGCCGTAAAGCGGCAGGACTTCCCGCATTTACCGTCATGTCATGTGACAACATGCCAGAAAACGGTCATGTTATGCGTGACGTTGTCACTTCATACGCGAAAGCTGTTGATGTAAAACTGGCACAATGGATCGAAGATAACGTGACTTTCCCATCAACAATGGTGGACCGTATTGTGCCCGCAGTGACAGAGGATACGCTGGCGAAAATCGAACAACTTACCGGTGTGCGCGATCCTGCGGGCGTTGCCTGTGAACCTTTCCGCCAGTGGGTAATAGAAGATAACTTTGTTGCCGGACGTCCAGAATGGGAAAAAGCGGGAGCCGAACTGGTTAGTGATGTGCTGCCTTATGAAGAGATGAAGTTGCGCATGCTCAACGGCAGTCATTCATTCCTGGCGTATTTGGGTTATCTTGCCGGATATCAGCACATTAATGACTGCATGGAAGATGAACATTATCGTTATGCGGCGTATGGCTTGATGTTGCAGGAACAAGCGCCGACGCTGAAAGTGCAGGGCGTTGATTTGCAAGATTACGCTAACCGATTAATTGAACGCTATAGCAATCCGGCGTTACGTCATCGAACCTGGCAGATTGCGATGGATGGTAGCCAGAAATTGCCACAGCGGATGTTGGATTCTGTTCGCTGGCATCTGGCGCATGACAGCAAGTTCGATCTGCTGGCGCTGGGCGTCGCGGGTTGGATGCGTTATGTCGGTGGTGTTGATGAACAGGGAAATCCGATAGAAATCAGTGACCCACTGTTACCTGTTATTCAGAAGGCTGTACAAAGTAGTGCCGAAGGGAAAGCGCGCGTCCAGTCATTGCTGGCGATTAAGGCAATCTTTGGTGATGATTTGCCAGACAATAGCTTGTTTACTGCAAAAGTGACGGAAGCGTACTTGTCTTTATTAGCGCATGGAGCGAAAGCGACCGTGGCGAAATATTCCGTGAAGTAA